AAGTTGTCGATAACACGTCTCATAATACCACCAACGAAAACATCAGTAGCTACATCGCCATTACTGTTTGTCCAGTTGTCAGCCATGATTCCATCAAGGATAGAAGCAGAGAAGACAGTTCCAGAAGTGTGAACAGTTGTGTTTGTAGACTTTGAGATTGCAGCGATGATACCATTCATCTTTGCTACAGTTCCAGAAAGACCTGAAACGAGAGTAGAACGAACAAGGTCGAATTCAGCAGCGTTACCCCAGTTCTTGAGAGCTTTGGTAGTCTGGTATTCGGTCATGTTAGAACCTTGGTAGTGAGCAACTTTCTCCTGTGGGCGAGCAACCTGGATAGCTTCAGCAACTTCTTGTACGAGGTTAGTGAGGCGGGTAGGAGTAGTCTGAGCAGAAAGTGAGAAGTCGGTGTTCATTGCAACAGCCTTAGATGCAGCAGTTGCAAGAGTGTCAACAAGGAAAGAGTGAACAGTGTCAATAGCAGTTGTCTTGCCGAGCTTTGTAAGAACTGTGTTCTCCTCAGCAGTAAGCAATTCAACAGCATTCAACACTACATCTTCCTTTCGAGAAACATCACCATAGGTGAGTAAACCATTAAGAATAGACATAAAATTAAATTAAATTGTAAACGGATAATTCCGATTACTTTAACGAATCGAGTACGGCTCTAGCAATCATGCCTTCGGCCTCATCTTTTCTTCCACCTTGGTTAAGCATTTCTGCTGCCTTGGTGTACGAATCTCTCGTTGAAGCTAATCGTGGATTAGTTTCAAGAACAGATTTCAAACTTTGACTTTCATCGTATCCTTTTACTTTAGAGAAGACAGCTTTGAAGGTATCGCTTGCGACAACATCTTTAGGGGATAATCCCTTTGCCTTAGCCATGGCATCAATCACCTCTCGAACTTCTGGTGTCGAATATTCTGCATTACGAGAGTAGAACATATCTTGTTCATACTGTTCACGAGAAATGAATTGATTTGGGTCAATCTTTGGAGTAATATCTTCGGTCTTCTTGCCTACATATGAAAATGTATCTTTGAGAGACTTCAGCGCTGACTCTTTACTGGTAAAGTTTTTTCCTAGATAGGAATTAAGCTCGTTAAGGGAAAGAGCATCAGCGGTATTGGAAGATACGGCAGATACAGTCTCTTTAACGGGTGCTGAGGCGAATTCGTTGTTCAAGTCCTCACCACCTAGTGTCTCAGGGGTAATGTATTCATTGTCCATAATTTTTAAAATGTACTTATTTACTAAAGGGGATTTGTGTCCCCCCTCAAGGGATTGGGGGAGAAACAAACTTGACCTTCTACTCTTTCGTTATAATATAAGACGGTTTTTCCTCCTGCAAACTTTGACGAGCTACTTCTGCTGTTCCTGCGATGTCGTGTAACCACCCAGCAATAATATCAACAGCATGTTTACGAGCTTGGAGTTCAATGAATAACTTTTCTGGTGTATCAATTTTTATCTCTGACAAGTTCTGTATTAAATCAATTCTTTCTCTGAGCGAACGCTCAACTATACCCCACGCATCGTGTTCTACTAAATCTCCTACCATCTTTAACTGGTGCTGTATATCGAGTGTTTCTTTATCCATATTATCCGTTCATTGTTGACGCACGAGATACGAGCTGTTGCATTGACTCCTGTGGCATCTTTGTCTGTGAACCCATGTCTATTGCCTCTGGTTGCTTGTTGGTTGGTCTGCGTAGTCCCATGAGGTCGTACACTTCCTTCACTGTGTCATCCTTGTACTCAGGAGCAACTTGCATAAGCGTAAGAAGATTCTGGATAGTAACTGGCACATCTAACTTCTCGTTGGTCATGTAGATACGAGTCTCTACGTTCTTAGCAATGATGTCTTGGAGAAGTGTGATAAAGAGAGAACCCTTCTTCTTAATTATGTCGGATGCTTGTCGGTTAGCTTCATCAAAGGCTTCCTTAGAAGGAACCATGTTCTGTGCTTTCATTTCCTCTAGGATAGTAACAGCGTGTGCAGATACAACATCTTCAATCACATCATCAAGTGCGTCTCCTGAGATTCGTACTACATCACCAACGGTTACACTCTCAGCCCAAATAGGAAGTGCATGACGGTCAAGCCACCTCTCTACGAAGAATGAGATAGCATCTTTAGCCATAGAGAACCCTGTCTTTGCATTAGCATTAGAGATAGCGGTAGATGTAGCTGTGGCAGACGCAGGAAGTGTCTCACCAGCAGTAACATCAAACGACTGTGTGATTCTCTGACCCCACGCTCGGATGACTTCTTCATCTTTGTAGGAAGTCTGGTCTGGACCACTAATCTGGAACTGCTCAATATCATCCATCTGATTAACAGAGATAGCACCGTTAGAAGGCAACTTAGAAAGGATAGACGGTGTGATGCCCTGACCCTTACGAATCTTAAAGAGACCAAGCTGTGAGACATAGGAACGGTTGATACGAATGTTCACAACAGTGTTGAGGTATTCTTGGAGAGCAAGCAATCTTTCAGCAGGACCAACACCATACCAACGACCTTGTACTACAGCATAGCGACATTCCTCATAAGGTCTAACAGGATTACCGTTGTAATCCTTCTTGTTGTTTCTTTCAATGAGGTGAACAGTTGGCTTACCAGCTTGTAGTCCTGATACTACGATATGACCTTCAACCATACTTGTATCTGATTTCTTTCCTGTTACAAGGTACTCAGGAATAAGACCCCATGTCTCCCATACATCGAGTTCATCAACCGTCTTGTTCTGAGCCATCATCGCACCAGTATCTCCATCGTTAGCATTCAGTGTAATAGAACCAACAAGCCCTGATGTATTCTCCCAACCACTCATCTTAGCTACAGCAGAAGGTGTAGAGAGTGAGCGTTCAGTAACACGGAGAGCTTCCTGAATAGAGCGAGCTTGTGGGTCAATGTAGAAGTTAAGAAGGTCGACTGGTTCGTAGCGAAGGTTCTTATCTTGCTTCCATGTCTTACGCACAAATGTACCATCAATACAGAGTGTACGTTCATCAGCATCGAGTGATTCACCCCACATCATCTTGTCTAACTTCTCGTGAGCTACACCACGAACAACCTGCGTAATAGATTCACCTTCAGGATTCCTAGCACGGAAGTTCACATCTTTAGCATCGAGGTCAATGTTCTTCACAATATCCTCTACGGTACTCATGGTAAGACCAATCCAAACCTTCTCTCTTTGAGTACGAGGGTCTACAGGGTCATCAAATACTCCCCAGTAGTTCTTACGGACAGTACGAATCAAATCTCTCATCTTAAACCCAACCTTATCAGTAACCCACACTACAGCATCTTCCCAGTTCTCACGTTCACCATCTACAATCTGTATAGCTTCTTGATAAATCTCGTCTTTGGAGAAAGTTTTTCTTGACATACACTGAGTGTAAATGACGTTATGTAAAAAGTCTATTTATAGGTAGAAGCGTAAAGTCCCCATTCCTCATCATAATCATCTGCAAGTATGGTAGCTACAGTCTCAATAGCGTACCTCATAGCATCCAATAAGTGGTCATCACTCTTATCTGGAACGTTAGGTGAAATAGGCAACCCCTCTTTATCAAACTTCCACATGTACTTCTTATACTCCTTGAGAAGATTAACAGAGCGTCTACTCACAGAGATTCTTTGACTTTGAACAAGTTGTATTCCTGTACGCACCGAGTCCCTTCCCTTCTTGGCGGGTATAACAGAACACCCATAGAGCTTGAGTTCATCGATACTCTTTGGTTCAGCTGAGTCAGCTACCACTAATGCTCGGTCTAGGTTCTTCAGTACATCAGCTATCTGCTTGTTACTGAGTCCCTTCTCATAGCACACTTCATCTAAGATGAAACCCCCATCGTACTTGTACACAGCTACAATCGCAGTAGGGTCATTGGTATATCCGAAGTCTACACCATAGCGTTCTAGTCGTGCTTCAAATGGTACATCATCAACAACTCTCCACCCTGTGTAGATTCTCCCTTCAATCTCACCGAGCAACCCCTCACCATATACTCGCCACCAACTCTTGTTCCCTTTACGTTGCTCTAGTGCTTCAATAATTCTCGCATCTAACGATTCATTATCTTTGTAGGTAAGAATAATATGTTCAACATCTTTACGATACATCTTCTCATTAGACTTATCTATCATCTGGTAGAACCAGAACTCCTCAGAAGGGTTCCAGTCAAGAATAATAAACTCCTTAGTACGAATTTCTAGTTGTGAGAACGCCTCATAAGGCACGTTGTTACACTCATTAACAAACAACCTATCACGTCTAGCACCCTTTACCTTCTCTGGTTGCTCTACTCCGAAGAACTCTATCTTACTTCCTGTTTCAAACTCATAGGTAAAGTCACTCCTAT